GACATCGTAAGCCTCCTTTTATTAATATAGCAAGTAAGTGTCTATCTCTATTATATCATGGGTTGAGTAAGGTTTAGGGGTTCTGTACGGAGACATAAAAAAGACCACCGGTTTCCGATCCGATGGCCTAAAAAGGAGAAAAATGAAAGTATGGAAAACAATTAGGTTGGTGAAGTGAATATTCACTTCCTAAAAGGCTCCTATTAAGCTGCACTAAATCACAGGGACAGTAGGTTTGTCTAAAACCGTTTTAGGAGACCTTTAGGAAATGAATATTTTAATTGACGAAAGGTTTAACCTACAACCCTTCGAAGGATGTATTTTGTCAGTATCTAGAATGACTCCGGATATACATATCCGCAATAGGCTGTTAGTTCCTCATTTCCATAGGTCTAGCTATTACGCTTCGACTCCTCATTTAACTACGGGCCTCTCTACCGTAGCACCTACGGTCTTCGTCTTTTAAGCCTAGAACACTAGTAAGGCATGGTTGGTATCCTAGATCGGAATCGAACCGATGACTAAGCATGTTAGGCGCTCCCTCTACCACTGAGGTACTAGGATATAATGACCTCTGGTTACCACACCAAAGGTCTTCGACATGTTTGAAAGAAAGAGGTAACTAACAAGATTGGGGCGCATTGCTGGTACTGACCCAGCCCTCCTAGGAGAATATGTACACTATCTCCGAAGCGTTCTTCCTTAAAACTATTGCGCATAACGACCTCCGGGTTCCACCCCGAAGATCAACGAAATAATATCAACTACGAATATTATACTTTGTATTATACATGATAAGTTATAGCTTGTCAACACTTTATTTGAGATATTTTCAGAACCGATATACCGGGTGGATTGACCCGAGCCCTTTACGGCTACCCACGCATGGGCGGTAGTTATCCAGGCTACCTATGTGAATATCGGTTCTGTCTATATCTACCAGCGCTGATGTAGAGTCTCCCTTCGCGATACCCTCTACCTACTAATTCTCAGCTACTCAACCAGACGATACGTACTGATCTTTCGTAAGAATTAGCACCGACCATCCACGTCATCCATCGGTCGGAAACCCAATGTTACCGGCTCATCTGAGCAAATGTTGTTGCTTGACTGGCTAGGCAGGGCTCGAACCTGCGACCGATCGGTTAACAGCCGATTGCTCTACCACTGAGCTACTAGCCAATAATATGATGAGAGAGGTAGGACTTGAACCTACACGGAGTTGTTTTACCTAGGAAACATTCACTCCACCTTTTCGAGGGTGCGTCTGCCATTTCGCCACTCTCCCATAGAATATAAAAACGCAGTCACTGTATAAGTGATTTGCGTTATTGTAGGTGTTACTCCTACCTTAAAGGTAGATATCCGCACCACAGGGAAGGGAGGAAGAAACCTGTAATGCGGTAGTAGATATATCATACCCGTTTTAGACCATTTCTAAACCTATAGTAGATGAAAACTTTTAGGAGCTAAGTTAGTAGATGTTAACTTAACCTCTAACTATATTATAGCATACTATTCTGAATAAAACAAGCCTATAGACTAACTTTTTTCATCTTTTCTTTAACTTTTTTCCTGAAGAACATGTTATTTAAAAAGTTGACATATTTTAAACCGTTGGTATGACTGGCCTGAGGACACTTTTAGTTTATTTTTTGACATATTTAAATTTTAAGTCGTCTGTATTATATATTTATTATTCTTTATATACTATATATATATATATATCTTTATAATAAAGTATTAAATAATATATAAAGAGCGGAGATAAAATTTAAATATGTCACACTATCTCAGGAATATCTCTTAAACCCTTGGTACGTAAAGGATTAAAATATGTCAACTATATTTAAAGAGGGTTTTAGTAGAGGAATTACACCTGATCTGAATAGGGTTATAACATTGTTCAGAAATAGCTTATATCTATCTCCTCGTCTAAGATACTTATACGCCTGTCTCAGCTGTTTAAATCCATTTCATATGTCTTACTATTCAAATCCATTTAAAACGTCCTCAGACGGTCTCTCTATCCTTACCTGAATACAGACAAAATTGACGTATTTAAAATTTTAGCTCCGCCCTTTATTATTAGTATTAATTTATTAAATATACTATATAAAGTAATAAGTAATATAAAGATATATAATACAGAGAGGTTAAGTCATTTAATATGTCACATTCTCAGGTTAAAGTGTCTTAAAGCCTTGGGAGAGTAAGGATTAAAATACGTCAACTTTTTCTCCAACCAGTAACTGTTATATTATTCAGGAACTAATTAACTGATTGGAGGTACATAATATGTCAAATTTATTCAGGGATGACATGTATAAAGATTTTAAAAGTCCCCTAGATAAAATAGAAAGTCTAGAAAAGTTGGGAGAGGATACGGCGCAACAACTAGATGATATCTCTATCAATGTAAAGAAGCTAGGTGCTAAAGGGGACGGAACTACTGATGATACTCAGGCAGTACTAAACGCAGCTGCTTTACTACCTAACGGAGGTACCTTATACTTCCCTAAAGGAACTTTTATTGTAAACAACGTAGAGATTCCCTCTAAGGTACTTATCAGAGGTGCAGGGAGAGACAGTACGCAGATTAAGCGTAACGCAGACAACCCGGTTTTTAAGGTGACTGGAACGGCCTTAGCGGGCGGAGGCGCACCTTCACACTGGTACAACGGGTTTGAGGATTTGACTATCGGTAGCGTAGGGTCTTTTCCTTCTGATCTGACAGTCTTCCAAGGTGTCACTAGCATGAGTTTCCAAAGAATGAAATTTTATGCTACAAACTGTAGACTTGTTTTTGCGAACCAAATGTGGGATTCTCGCTTTGAAAACGTTCAGTTTTTTGAGGGTGGTAAGGCTGATGGAACACCTGCGCTTGAGTTAGCTGGTGGTTTGAACGGGTACAAGCAAACAAAAGAAACAGTTCTTCACGACTGTCACTTTGAAGGGTATAAAGGAGCTGCTATTCGAACACAACGAGACAATGCAACCCAGTTTAAGACAGACATTATCACCTTTACAAACTTAAAGTTCGAGTCTAAGAATTGCACAGGGAGCCACTTAAACTTAGAGGCAAACAATCTTTTCTTTGACGGGGTGTACGTCTCGACAGAGTTTACTACCACTGACGTGATTAAAATGGTATCTTGCCGAGGAGTTATAGGAAAGATTAGAGTAGGCTACGCAGGAACAACCGTTGTCCCTGCCTCACTATTAAACACAGATGCGAACTGCTTCCTATTCGATTTAGTTTTGACTGTATCCGAGCCACAACCAGTTAACTCTAACGTGTGGACGTATGCTGCAGACATCCCAGGAGTCAGACTTAATGCACAGTACCCGGTAATTAACAGTAGAACATTCGCATTCAGTCAGATTCCTATCGGGTCAAACACCGTTTGGTTCGATTCTACCGGTCGAATGAGAACAAACAGTTCAAGACCTACATCAGATACGAGCGGATACCGAATCGCCCGGGAAGAGATAGGTAACACGTCCCAACGACCTACTTCTAACCTTTATCAGGGCAGACCTTACTTCGACACGACGTTAGGTAAGCCTATTTGGTACGACGGTTCTGTATGGAGAGATGCTACAGGAGCTACAGTTTAAGACACCTTAACCGGTGTCTTTTTTTTTATTGACTTTTTGTGAATAACCTTGTTGACTTTGAAGCAATACTATGGTAAGATGAAATCAACATCAAATACAACATTATTCGAAAGGGAGATAAAACATGACATCTAAATCAGAACACACACCTAAGAAACTTAAGAAGTACAGACTAGACGGAGGCTTTACCATTTATAGCTTGGCTGATCGAGTAGGCGTTCACTACTCTTCAGTAAGTGGATGGGAAAACGGAAACAAATTCCCTCGTATTGACAAGCTAATGATCCTAGAGGAAATCTTTAAGGTAGGCTACCGTGAGTTATTTAACAACTTAACACCAGAGGAAACAAAAGAAGTAGAAGAACGTATTAAACAAAGCAGATTAAAACAAAACAGACAGGAGAACTAATCATGAAAATATACCTAGTACTATTCCAACTAGCGGGTGATCTGTTCGGATATCACAACGCATACGACGATGAGACCGAAGCAATTAACGAATCCAGAAGAATGAACGAGTCAGAAAAAGGAAAGCAGTATCACTACTTTGTAAAAGTAAAAAAGATATAAAACGAAAAAGCACCCCTTGAGGTGTCTTTTTTTTTGTCGTAAAATAATTAGTTTTAATTTTCTATAAAATAAATGTAGACAAGCAATTTGTTCTATGTTATAGTGTAGTTACAGCTGAGTTAGGAGGAGAGAATATGGAATGCAAGTTAAAAGAGATACTAAAGGGTAGAGGGATGTCTCAGACATTCTTGGCAAAACAATTAGGTGTGACTAACCAGGCCGTTTATACTTGGACGGTGCAAACGTCATATCCATCTTTATTGGTAGCATACAAACTAGCGGACATGTTAGACGTGGAAGTTACAGACATTTGGGTAGTTAATAAAAAGGAGGAGAAATAATTATGAAGGAAATTGTATTTATTCAAGATCAAGCGGTGGTTACAGATTCTCTAACAGTGGCAGAGGTATTCGGTAAGCGGCATGATGACATACTTAAAAAAGTTAGAAACTTGGATTGTAGCGAAGAATTCAGAGCCCGCAATTTTGCGGAATGCGATTATACTGGGGTTTCTGACGTAGGTATAGCACAAAATAGAACGTATAAGAAATATCTTGTTCACCGAGACGGGCTTGTCTTTCTTGTTATGGGATTTACCGGGGCTAAAGCGGCTAAATTCAAGGAGCAGTATATTCAGGAGTTCAATCGAATGGAGGCTAAACTTAAAGAACTCCATCAACCTTCCTATATGATAGATGATCCGATAGAGCGTGCAAAGCAGTGGATTGTGGAGCAAGAAGAGCGAAATAAACTAGAAGCGGACAAACTTGTACTCGGTCAACGATTAGCAGAAGCAGAACCGAAATTGACGTATTATGATCGAATCCTACAAAGTAAATCAGTGCTGACTGTTACACAGATTTCGAAGGATTATGGTATGGGGCCTAGAGAACTAAATAAACTACTCAAAGAAGAAGGCATTCAGTATAAGCAAAGTGGGCAGTGGTTCCTATACGCCAAGTATCAAGACAAAGGGTACACAAAATCGACAACACACATGGATGAAGGGGGCAACATTCGCCTTAATACTAAGTGGACACAAAAAGGTAGACTGTTCATTCACCAACTACTAGAAAGTAAAAATATTTTCGCTGTAGAGGACAAAGAAGATGCAACAGCATGATTACATGACGTACTCGGAATTTTTACACAACTTATATGTGCTTAACACAGCATTTACACAGTCTGTGCTAGAGATGTACGGATTTAAAATTACCTACTAGAATCTTTATACATAAAATAGGCCACCCATTATAGGTGGCCTTTACTTATTATGTGATTTTTACAGACTCGATTAGACGCGGGTTAATGTATGTATCTGCACCCGTTAAATCTCCTACAGACTTAACTGTCATTAAACTACCGCGAGCACCATTAATGGCACTGTAAATATACGATCTAGGCTCGTCGATTACACCTAACGTATTCAGTAAAGCCGGGTCTAAATAATACTTCGCACCGCTTTGCATTGTTAATTCGATTGTCATATGCTTGTCACCCTTTCTTATTTACCGCTGATTAAACCGAACAGGTAAGAGATCAAACCGCCTAGGAGAACCATTAATGTATTCTCCACTAATGCACGTTGTTTGTCCCCGGATTTAACTCCGTTCGCTTCCAGCAGTTCGATTTCTTTTTGGAGATGTTCGATACGAAACTCCATATGAGATCGCTTTTCAATCTCGATAGCCGCGTTCTTGTCGATGTCTCGAACAATTTCGCGTAGCTCAGCAACAACATCCTTTAGTTCTTTAATGTCGGCCTTATGGCTTTGGATTGTATCTTCTAAACTTTTCAATCGTTCTACATAGTAGTTGTTTTGCTCAGTCATAAATCCAGTCCCTGCCTTTCTTTTATTATAACAAACTACGTTTTTTCGCTTTGTCGTCTAACCCTGTATCAAAATCCTCTAAGAACTTTTCTAGCACACGAATGCTTAAGTCGTCTGCAATGACCACATAATCAGTTTCTGTGTTAATTTTAAAGGTTACACGCCCAAACTCCTTCAAGTCTAACTCGATGTGAACATACTGATCTGCTGTTTTATTGGGGCAGTACTTAAAATGGAAATCAATTAGCAGTCCTAGGTTTAGTAAGCGGTGAATCGTATACAGGTGGTACGCTGTCCTCCCCTCAAACACAAGACTCCAAACTAAGTCTTTAAATTCCGATTTAATGGTACTGTGGTACTTATTCTCTTTTATCATCATGATTTATTCTAGACTCCTTTCCATTATGTGTAGGGACTATGGATACGAGAATGAGCACGGTTAATAACCCGTTTTTAACAAATACAGAGCCGTACATTGCACCACCGAATAGCACAATATCTGTTATAATAGAGATATACGTAATCCCTATAAACAACGAAGACTTAAGAATGGTGAGTGGGAGCTTATATCGTATAGCGTGGTATAGTATAGCAATTGTAACGGCTGAGAGATAGCACGCCAATAAGTAGAACAGTGCAGTTAAACATATTGAACTAATAAGCATAAAATGTCCTCCCAACTTCCGTTTCTGTTTCTAATATAAGACTTAGGAGTGTTCAGTTTTCAATAAAACATGATTTCCCTTATATTATAATAAATATGAGTTGGAGGAGCCTAAATGAAACGACATAAACATTTAATGATAAAAGCAATGTTAATCCTAATAGCCGAATCCGTAGTGATGACCGGTAGTTGGTTATTCTCCACCTATGTTCACCCAATCGAGCATACCCTGCGTGTAAACGTAGTAGTAGGCGCTATATTGGCTATCATTGTAGTTTTACTTTATAATCGCCACCTATGGAAGAAAAAAGAGCAGGTTGAAAAAGAACTGAAAGATTTGCAAGCAGTCGTATTAAAAAAGATACCAGAAAATGAACAAGACAAAAAGTAGAAAGCAGGTGCTGAAATGTTTGGATTTACAGAGCATGAAATGGAGATATACCAGAATGATGTACAAGCTTTCGCTATCGAGGAAGTAACTACAAAGGTGGTACAAAATTCTAAATTTGTTACACCAGCTGTCCAGCAAGAAGGTAAGGTTGTTATTAGTGATCGTTTCGTGCAAGGCATTTTTAACGACATCCAGACCGTTATTACACTTACGGCATCTGCGATGGCTTATGAATATGCATTCCTGCAGGATGATGCAGAAGCAGTAGAGGACGAGATCATAAAGCACTTACATACCAAGTATGAAGGCTACACAATCAGTCAATTCATCAAATACAGTGTCGTATTTACTCAGGACATTATTCCAGAGATCGTAGGAGAGCTAGTTCTAGAACTACCGTATCTGTATGCTGCAGCACGTTGTAGTGATGAATTCGACGACGAGCTATTCCTGGAAGAGCGACTAGCCGCTTACACAGAGTACCTAGACTCGAACTATTTTGAATTCGAGGGTTTGGACGATTACGAGGACTTTGACGATGAGGACTTTGACGATGAGGACTTTGACGATGAGGACGAAGAGGAAGCATTCAGCGAGGAAGACTTTGACGAATAAAGAAGAAGTTGTTGCTAAACGTAAGAACCTTTACGAGACGGCAGATCGTTATCACGAGTTTTTAAAGGGGGATAAGCGGGTGAACACACCTAGGCTTTGTGTAATCTGCTCGAGACCCCTATCCTCTCTCGTGATGAACGACAGTCGTTATGTTACCCTCGTCTCTCATGTCCATTTTCATATCAGTGGCTTATTTACAGTAGATATCTGCAAAGATGTCATGTCCTGTTATCGTACACTAAAAAAGAAAGGAGAGCTTTAATATGTCAATGGCCGATAATATTAGAAAGAAACTAGAGCAACGGAAAGCCGGGTTTTCAAGTGAAACAGAGGTGCGGGATGCCTTTAATACGGCAGCATCCAAATCCCTACAGAAGTTCCTACAACGAATTGATACAGGGGAAATTCCGATTGATAATATGTCCGACTTTGTTCGATTACTTGGAGCCTATAAAGAGATCAATGATATCTCTGGTGCCTTAGAAGGATCAGCAGGTCAGTCTATGCTACCTGAAATTAATATGAAGCAGGATAAGGTAGTAGACGAAACTATTGCCTCCGGAAAGATGATAGCAGATGAAGAAGGACTAATTAACACAGATGATATGTCGGAAGAGGATATGGCCGAGTTGCTCCGAAAACTAGACATCGCACAAAACCAATTGAATGAGGGGAGCTTCTAATGATAGTAAATCCTGTAGATGGAAAGAAGGTCTCCAACATCGCAAAACAAATGTTTGGACGTACCAATCTCTCCAAAGAAGAACTAGCTTACGTACTAACTATGATAAACCCTTCCTCTTACCTTCTCAAACACCATAAGGTAAAGAATCACCCGATTACATTTCATGTGAGTGGGCAGGATGCTACACGGGCTCAAGCGCACCGTCCCTGGCAGGTACAGATGCTGAATGACCAGCATCGAGATAAAGCAGTAATTAAATCACGTCAGCTGGGGCTTAGTGAATTAGGTATTGGTGAAATGGTTCACTTTGCTGATTTACATAGCTACGCTGGCGTTAAATGTTTATACACGTTCCCGACCAACCGACAAATGAAGGACTTTGTATCTACTCGTTTGAATCCTTTATTAGAGAGTGGGTACTATGGATCAATTACAGATAAGGCTACAGACTCATTAGAGAAGAAAAAGTTACGAAACAGCTTCCTTATGTTCCGTTCCTCTTCTAAAGGTGCCGCAGTAGAGGGTGTCGATATCGACTATTTATCCCTGGACGAGTATGACCGTGTATCTCCTGCAGCTGAAATCTCGGCTATTGAGTCTATGACCTCTTCAACGTTCCATTACTTACGTCGATGGAGCACACCAACAGTACCGGACTACGGTATACATGCCTTATTTAACCAGTCTGACCAGTTCGTGTACATGCACAAGTGCGACCGTTGTAATCATACTCAGCAGCTAGATTACGAGGCTAATATCGAGTGCCTAAATGAGAACGGTGTAGACGTAATGGCGAAAACGGTTAAAGAGGGGACATTCCGATACATTTGCAGCAACTGTAAAGAACCAATGGATCGCTGGTATAATGGTGTATGGGTAGCAAAGTACCCAGAACGAACAGCAGATGGAGGCGGAACGCGAGGATATCTAATCACACAAATGAATGCAGTGTGGATCAGCGCGGATCAGCTAAAACGAAAAGAATTACAAGCAAAATCGAAACAGCATTTCCATAACTATGTGCTAGGACTACCTTACCAAGATGTTGCGTTAGCTGTCCAGGATAACGATATTTATGGGAACATTCGTGAAGACCTCCCAGGGCCGCTAATGGATCGTGGTAATTATCGATTTATTTCTGTGGGTATTGACTGGGGTAACCGACACTGGGTAACAATCCGTGGGTTCCGAGATAACGGGATGGTGGATATGATCCGTATCTTCTCTGTAGAGAGGGCGCGAGGAGTAGCAAATATCGAAGCCGACTTAGAACAGATTATTAATGAACTAGTCCCTTACAACCCAGATATCATTTGTGCAGATATTGGGGATTCAGGTAACTACGTTCAGAAGCTAATCCAGTATTTTGGGCGCGGTAAGGTGTATGGAGTTAAAGTAAACCCTAACCCTCGTTCATCGGGCCAAATCAGACCTAAATGGTCAGAGCAGACTTCGATGGTAACTGTGGACAAGCTTACACAGAATAAGCACCATATTTCGGATATGAAGATGGGTCGCTTAGGTTTCTTCCGACGAGATAAAGATTTAGAACTTTATCTGTTCCATTGGAAGAACGTAGTTATTCGAGATGAGGAGGACGATAAGACAGGTGAGGTGTACCAAATTATCACAGATCGCGGTGACGATCACTTTGCACAATCCTCAGTATATTCAGGCGTAGGGTTAGATCATGTGTTAGAGCCTTATATATTACAAGAACAAGAGAATGCATTCGGTTATACGACAGTACACAACATGGTTCCAGCAGCTCCTGATATCTTCTCCCGAGGGTACTAATTGTCGTAAATTGGCAGAAGAGTAGGGGTTACAGCCTACTCTTTTCTTTGTTGACTTTAGGTTATAGGTATGATATACTGGATAGAGAGGAGGTAAAGAAATGAGACCTAAATATAATTTGTCCGAAGAGGCAGTACAAGACCTAACAGAGAGGCTCTTAAAGGCTGCTAACGAGGGCGTAGACGCTGTTCACATGGATGCGAATATTACGACAGACCTTATTCATAAAATGACTCATGTGACGAGCCTAACGGATGTCATAGATCGTAACGATACCCTTTCGAAGACATATGCAGGGTTCTTATCCCTTTACGGGTTTGAATCGATGTATGATATGTACATGTACGCTAAAGCATGTGAAGCCCTCCCAACTTCACTACATAAAAGCAAAGACTACAGCAAGCTTGTACCTGTCAAACGTAAGGTGACCCGTAACGGTAAGGAGACAGAAGTTACAGTCTACGAAGACCCTAACAAGCAAGGCAGCCAGCCTAATGAAGGAAATACGCAAGCCAAAGGAACACCTAACGCTACTGCACACTCCCACGCACGCGAGCTAAAAGGTAAGTTCCACGGTAAAGAAAAGAAGCTAGACACACAGAAGATCGCTAAGCTGAAACAGGACACAGCGAACTTCCCTAATAAAGGTAATTTTAACACATCTGCTGATTATTTTCTAGAGTTAACCTCTGCAGAAGGGAAGGTAGTCGGTGTTGTAGGGTATTCCGTAGAGGGTAAGTACCTTAAATTCGACTTCTTTGTAAGTGACGGAACAGTCCCTGGAATTGCTTCTCGTGGATTAGGTGAACTAATTAAGCTAGCGATTAGCGAGAAAAAAGGTGTTAAGATCGACAATGATCCGCAAGCAGGCGCCGCGTACGCACACTACGGATTAGAGAGAAAAGGTAACGAATGGTCAGCTGATTTCAAAAGTTTAAATGCAAACTTTGGCGAAGGCTGGCATAAAGGTGTCTAGGTTAGACTGTGTTATAATGGTTATAGAGGCTATTTGGTATCCGGTCTTTCTCGTTATGGTACTAATTGTTGTACACTTAGTTACACGCCATAGAGAGAATGAGTATCGATTAGCACTAGGCGATGTTGTTTTAGACCTAAAAGATATGATATTTCAGGAGGAGATCAAAGTGGTACAAGAAGAACTAACAAAACAAAACGAGTTAACCTTAACAGGACTTTTAACATATGAACCAACAGCAGCAGATTACACGCACGTAGTAGACATGCTGGTAAAGTTAGCTAAGAACCGAGTAGCAGAGGATCGAGTTCTCATCCATAAATCGACAAATGAGGTTGAGATCGCAAACCTTATTCAAGTTATTAGTAACTGGTCAGAAGACCCTGAGCTACATAAGGAGATTTTCTCGTACGCTTTTAGAAAGAACATGGACATGCGTGTAATCCAAGGCTTATTCGCACAGCAAGCAGCGATGGGTAATGTAATTGCACTAGGGGACAACGCAATCGTCATTACAGATGATTTTACAGGTAACCCACCTACAAACGTATCCCCGATCAACTCAGGCTTAGAAGGTAGCGAAATCTGTTTCCTTATCAGCTTCATTAAGAAAGAGAACTATGCTGCATGGCGTGAGGAGAACGAACCTAAAGAGGAACCAAATGAAGAAGCATAAGCCGCTGTTGGAGTCCCTAAAGGATTGGGTGGTTATCTTCAAGTCCCGTGGAACAGTCGGGCGTATGAAGACCGAGCATTCTATCTTCATCCCTGCACAGCTTATGCGAGATCAGTCAGAGGATACAACATTGTTTATTAAAGCTGCTCGAGCAATTAACAATGATAATTCATTAGGTTGCTCTGTTGTAGCTGAGCGTAAATCGGACAGGTCTTTATCAGGAGCAGGTGTCGAGTTTGTCTTCGGATTTGATACACACACAGATTTTGATTCCCTTATTCGGGAAATTGAGACTAGGTTAGGAAATAACTAATCTAGTCTTATATTATAAGAGACTAGAATTTTGAAAGGGGTAGTTTAAATGGCAAGTTTAGAAGGTTTACACCCATATGTAAAAGCAAAAGCAGAAGAGCTTGTTGCAAATGCAAATAAACGTTTAACAGGCAATTATAAAATTATGATTACCCAGGGTCTTCGTACAAAGGCTCAGCAGAATGAGTTATACGCACAAGGGCGTACACAAGCACAGCTTAACGCCGTAGGTTTAAGTAATGTGAAAGCTAAACCAAGTATGGATAAAGTAACAAATGCTCGTGGTGGTTACTCGATGCACAACTACGGTTTAGCTATCGACTTCGCTTTACGATCTGTAGATGGTAAAGATGTAACGTGGGCTATGAACAAAGATTTCGATGGTGACGGAAAAGCAGACTGGATGGAAGTTGTCGAAGAGGCTAAGAAATTAGGCTTCGAATGGGGCGGAGATTGGAAGAGCTTTAAGGATTA